CTGGTGTTACTCTGTTTGCTGGATTACGTGGCTTGTCAAAATCAGTTCGAAACACTTTTAATGACACAATGCGTTGACATCTCATTTACATAGATAGACAAAACCCCTCCTGCGTAGCAGGAGGGGTTTTTCATTTCATATCTAAGGTTACTCTTAAAATTTTGAAGTTGAACTCTAAATAAGTTCGAACGCAATATTAAGAGGTTATCGATATGACATTAGTTGCCCCAGATGAAGGTGAAGTGCTGCTGTTAAAATACTTGGTTAATTTTACTCCGGCTACCAATCCTGTACTTCATCTTTATGAAAACAATTTAACACCAGATGATGATACCTGCGTAGGGTGTGGTCCACCAGACGAGGTTACCGAGGCTACGGCTGCTGGTTATGCTGCAATTACATTAACTGGAACCAACTTCACCATTGCAACTTCTGGTGGCATAACCACGGCAGAATACGCTGATGTGACATTTACGTTTACTACCAATGCTACGATTTATGGATACTACGTAACAAATACAAGCGAAACCGCTGTATTGTGGGTTGAAAGGTTTTCGGGTGCTCCATTCTCCTTGCCTACTGGTGGCGGAACGATTCAAATCACTCCAAAAGTATCCTTAGATTAAAAAAAGTTCCATGTTGAAAAACCACTCCCCAAGGGGGAGTGGTTTGATTTACACGGAGATTAAAAAAGAAAAACCCTCCCCTAAGGGGAGGGTTTTTTCAATGACTTGTATAAATACCTATATGCTTGACTGCAACGGAAAACCTTATACAACTGTTGGTAGCATTCAACAGTTTGATCCAGAAAACCAAGAGCACAATCTGTTCAATCAATGGGATGAAGAAGTTATTAGAATGGGTGGTTCTCCTGTGTTTTACTATGAAGTGTTTATTCAAAAGAGCACGGTAGACCCAATTTATTGGGAAGACAGAGGCAAGATTTTTTCAAATAATCCAATACAACTATATGGGCTTTATGAGCCTGTGCCATCACAAAATGCAATGACGGCATTTGGAATAGATTCACCGGACGAAATGATTTTTGACATGAATTACAAATCTGTATTACGTTCAATAGGTCATCCTCCAAAAATAGGATCAAGATTATTCACTCCTCATCTAAGTGAGAATTGGGTAATTGTACAAAGAAGCATTGGAGAGCATAAGTTGTGGGGAGCTTTAAGAATTCAAATATTAGCACAAAGATTCCAAGAAAGCACAACTACTGGCGAAGGAAAAGTTACACAAAAGAAAACCGACTTCAAGATTATATGAGGACTTATGGAATTTGCAAAATTTAAAAATTGGTTAGATCAAAAAATGCAAGAGGATTTCTGTAAGCCTCATGCTGTTAAATCCATGAAAAAAGTCACAGGACACAAAGATCAAAAACCAAAAGGAATTCGATCCATTGAAGATGATTTAAGCAAAGATTATAAAGGACACATTGCTTCAAACGGCGATGTTGATCCATACAAGCTAAAAGAGTGGCGTGACAAACATACCAAGGATCAAAATCATGGAAAGTCTGGAAATGTTGGTGGAAATCCACGATACGGAAAAAACAAATCCTTTTCTAGCACAAGCAAAATTAGATCAGTGGTAAAGAATCAAGACAAAAAAACTAATCGCAACCAAAATTACGATTAATAACTTATTTTCGATTAGCTTTGTGGATGTTTCTAAAAAATTTTAAAGGAGCAATAACCTTTGGCAAATCCACCAAATTAGTTATTGACGATATGTAAGCAGGTCTTCTTTGTTCTCTCTTTTTTAGTTTAGTTGTTGGAATCATTTTTAACAAAACGCCCCATCATGGGACATTTACTTTCTTTATTAGATAGTTTATTTAAATTTTCATCAACGGACTTGTATCCGCCTTTTTTATATATTGATTTTAATTGCTTATATTTATCATCAAAATTATTACCAAGATGATCTTTCCAAACATGTGAAGCAATTTTTTGGCTGTTTTTGCTAATTTTATCTTCTCTCAAAGTTCGTGTCAGCGATTCTTGGGAAGTCATTTCTTCTAATTGCATATTTGTATTAATTGGCACGATTAAAATCTGAGCATATGCTTCGTTTTTTCTAAAAATATGAGTTTCCCCTTCTAGTGGCGATTTGAATGCAACAAAAAATATTCTTGACCACCATCTGTGTATGTGCCCCGGCACAACGATTGGTACGGTTCCAGTTCTATCCGTGTAAAATCTTGGATGAGATTCCAATCTACAGCAATAATTTTCTGGAGATTCCACATCTAGAGAAGACGACATTCCATAATGATTAGGAGCGAATCCAGAAAATGGTGGCCAGTTGCATCCTGCCAATCCTGCATCCCATTCTTTAGAAAAATCACATTTAAATTCAGTTTTACCATTTTTGGTTGTTACATGACACTCGGAATCAAATGGATAAATTAATTCGTAACCATAAGTTGAACCTTCCACGAAAGGGACGCAATGCCACGGCATTGGCTTATTGCCATCGCTGTGATCTGTTGACTCTCCTGCCCAACCGGGAATTTCTAATTTAATTGGTTGTGGAGCCGTGCCTTTGTACCAAGTTCTGTATTTTATTTTCATAATCGTTCTCAATTAATATACATGAGTGCCATATCTAAAGTAATGTCAAAATTAGTAAATTTAGGAAGCCAAACACAAAAGTCGCTCGTTGAGTGTAATGATATCGGCGAACCTGCTATCAATCAATCAGAAGCTCCTAAATTTTGCGAAGCAGATTCGGAAAATGATTGGCTCAAAGATGTTAGTAATAAAAAAGTCGGACTTGGATCGAATCAACTTTGTGATCCGATGCAAACTGGACAAATCATCAATGATGTCGAATCACCAAACAGAAACACAATATATCGATATTCTAAATCTCTTCGAGGGGCAGACGAAGCTGCGATGGATTTGTTTAGAAACATAGTCGCAATAGATGAAGATGGAAAAGCTTGGCCAGTTCCTATTATTTGGGGTACGCAAGAAAAAGCAGTTGCCGCCATCTTGCAAGACAACGTAAGAAAAGATAATTCTCTTGTTGTGGATAGAATCAAATTGCCGATGTTGGCAATACACACTTCTGACATTCAATTTAACCAACAAAGATATATTTACCACAAAGCATTAAATTACATGAGTAGTTTAAGAACAGATGGAAAACCGGGATTTACTACAAACGAAAAATATGAAAGAGATACCATTTTTGGAGTTGCAAGAGGAATTCCCGTAGATATTAGCTACACATTATATGCATGGACTTTGTATATCGAAGATATGAATCAAATATTAGAACAGATTATAACAAAATTCAGTCCTATTGCATACATAAAGGTAAGGGGAGTTCCTTGGGAAATTGGGGTTAAGTTAGACTCTATAGCCAACAATGTAGATGTTGAGCCGGGAGATCAAAATATACGTGTTGTAAAATATCAATTTAATATTACAGCAGAAACATATATACCTCAACCAATTGTAAGAAAGAAAGCAGTATTGAAACAAAAAATTAGTTTTTTTAATCATACAAACCAAGAACAGATAAATGAAGTGCTAGATAGATTGGAAGTTGCTGTAGAGGATTTAAAATGCTAGAAATAACAAATAAACAAAAATTTCCAGTTCAATTACTTGTAAAGTCAAGAAAAAAAACTCGTGCCTTTACAACACTAAACATTCCCGGAATTGGTTCTGGTAATAATGTTAGATTTCTGGAAGATGAGAGACATACAGAATACGTAGATAGAATTAGAAACATGGGATTTATTTCCATTCAAAGAGTAACGAATCAAAATTAAGGGAGACGAACTATGGCGATTTTAAGGGGATTCCCACCAAGCAATACAATCAGTCCGAGTGTTCGCATTACGGAGAAAGATTTGTCGTTCATTGCGCCCGAGCAATCTTTTCACCGTGCGGGTCTAGTTGGCTTTGCCAGCAAAGGACCAATTAACATTCCGACACTGGTGAGGACGAACAGACACCTTCATTCACTTTTTGGAAATCCGCACCCTGATGCTGGCGATCCATATTTGATATATGCAGCAGAACAATATCTGCTATTAGCAAATGAATTGTGGGTCGTTCGTGTCGGCGATGAGGATGCAGTAAGCGACACGGCAGCAGCGCAAGCACAAGTCACTGTTCCGGGTTCTGGAAGTCAAATTGTTGTTCAATCAGCAACAGCAGAAACTTACAACTTCCCAACAGACAGTTTCTTTAAATGGAGACTTAACGGAATTCTATCATCCAAAACACTTGTTGTATTGGCAGATAGCAATGAAGTCACATTTACAGACACAAGCGTTGCAACTAAAGCTGCTGCTGCCGCTTACACTTGCGAACAATTAGCTGCTGCTTTAAATGAACAACTTACATCAATTGATGGCATTACATTCGGATGTAATGGAAGCGATGCTATTAAAGTATCCACTACGTTTGCGTATGGTCCAGATGCAAGTCTTGAACTTATTTCTGTACAAGATGCAATTTACGGTGGAGCTTCAAGCATAACAGGTCTTGGAACATTAATGACCGTTGCAGCAAGCACTGGCGGTAACGACCGTTATCCTCTTGACAGTTATCAAATAGCAGGAATGTATAGCTTTGGCAGTCTAACAGATAGCAATTTACAAGTAGTTATCGATGGCACTGATAATGTAACAATCGATAACGTAGTTCAAGTAATTGATCTGTCTGCGCTTGAAGCATTGGGAGACGTTTCAATCGCAACAATTGTATCCGAAATACAGGATCAAATCGATGACGGAACAATTCAGGGAGGATTTGAACCAATAGCTGTTGGAAACAATCTAAGACTGAGAACTCTACATCATGGTCGTGACGCCCGTCTTTTAGTTAAGAGCGACAGCACGGTAAATGATGTGTTCGGATTCTCTAACGCAACCGCTGTAGGATCAAGTCCATCAGGCGTTGCAACAGACTCAGGAGTGGCCACTTATGGAATCATCAGCGGCTCGTCGTCTCCAACTACGTCCACATTCACAATAGTGGCTGATACGTCAGGCATTGAAGGCAATGCAACTCAAGTGGTAATTTCTAACGACATCAGAGACGGCGTATTCTCCTTTGAGATTTACAACAACAGCGTGAACGTAGAAAGCTGGGGAACGTTGACAAAGGATGCTAACAGCAACTTTTATGTAGAAACGTATATATCACTAGTATCAGACTACATTCTGGTACAAGACAATATATTGACTGGCGCTCCTCCTTTAAATGGAACTTATAGTTTAACAGGTGGAAGCGACGGCATCCCTTCTGATCCCGATGACCAAGACACGCTACTGATAGGCAGTTCAATT